AAACATATATAGAACCAGATAAGATTGTAGCTGCATGGTGTGGAAGGTTTGATGATATTAATAAAACACACCAAAGACTAGAGACAATTATTGAATGGTATAATGCATGGACTGTAATTGAGAATAACATTTCATTATTTATCCAGTACATGATCTCTAAAAAGAAACAGAAGTACTTAGTACCAAAAAGTCAAATAATGTTCTTAAAAGACCTGGGATCTAATAATTCAGTGTATCAGGAGTATGGTTGGAAGAATACAGGAACATTATTTAAAGCTCACTTATTGAGTTATGCTATTGAGTACACAAAAGAAGAACTTGATGTTGAAACTAAATCTGATGGTACTATTGTAAGAACTAAATATGGTATTGAAAGAATACCAGACATCATGTTGCTCAAAGAAATGGCTGCTTACTCAGATGGAGTCAATGTGGATAGACTTGTTGCCTTCTGTGCAATGGTCGCCTTCATGAGAATTCAGCAAGCAAATAGAGGTTATAGTAAAAGGGTTATCATGGATGATACAGCCAAAAACTTGCAAAAGTCAGAAAATTTGTATAAATTAAGTAGTAGTCCTTTCCGTCACATGGGTAGGAGTGCAGGTAGTTCATCAGGAGGAAAGAATATAAATAGATCTCCATTTAAAAATATAAGATAGTTATGCAAGTATATAACGCAATGCAACTTAAAAAAGGAGCTAAGGCTTCTCATAATAGGATGGGTAGTATTACTCAACCGTTGCAATTTATTCCTAAAAAAGAAAAAGATGATGAGTGGGCTGCTTGGAATCTTGACTGGTTAGAATGGAATGGTTTAAAACAAATCCGTAGAAATGCGCGCAGACTAATGAAAAACTATAAGCTTGCTAAAGGTATTATAGATAAGTCAGATTATATAGTTGAAGAAAACAATGAAATGAAAGATATTGTTGATGTATTAACTAGAGAAGACTGGTCTGCTTTAGAATTAAAATTCTATCCTATTATTCCAAATGTTATTAATGTTCTGGTAGCTGAATTTGCTAAAAGATCTACTAAACTTACTTACAGAGCTATTGATGAATTCTCATACAATGAGATGATGGAGCAAAAAAGAAAAATGGTAGAGGACACATTAATGGCTGAAGCAAGTACTCAAATACAAGCTGCTTTAATGGAGCAAGGTATGAATCCAGAATCCCCTGAAGCACAACAACAATTATCTCCTGAGAATTTAAAAACATTACCACAGATTGAGCAGTTCTTTAAGAAAGATTACAAATCACTTGTGGAACAATGGGCTTCTCACCAACATAAAGTAGATGTAGAAAGATTCCATATGGATGAGTTAGAAGAAAGAGGTTTCCGTGATATGCTTATTACAGATAGAGAGTTCTGGCATTTCCGTATGATGGAAGATGATTATGATGTAGAATTATGGAATCCTCCTGTAACTTTCTATCACAAGTCTCCGGATGCAAGATATATTTCTCAAGGTAACTGGGTTGGAAAAGTAGACATGTTAACTGTTGCTGATGTAATTGATAAGTACGGATATGTTCTTACAGAAGAACAACATGAAGCATTAGAAGCTATTTATCCAATTAGATCTGCAGGTTATGCAATAGGGGGTCAAAATGATGGTACTTTCTATGATGCTACTAAGTCACATGAATGGAATACTAACATGCCTTCATTAGCATACAGACAGTATACTACAATGATGGCAGGATCTGTATATGATGGTGGAGATATTATTAATCAAATCCTTTCTGAAGGAGAAGACTACTATGACCAAGGTACAGCATACTTATTAAGAGTAACTACAGGTTACTGGAAGTCTCAAAGAAAAGTAGGACACTTAACTAAAATCAAAGAAAGTGGTGAAGTAATTAATGAGATCATTACTGAAGATTATAAAGTAACTGACAATCCAATTTATGATACAAGGTTATTTAAGAATAAAAATAAAGAGAATCTTGTATATGGAGAACATATTGACTGGATCTGGATTAATGAGGTTTGGGGTGGTGTAAAAATTGGACCAAATATTCCTTCATTCTGGGGTATGAATAATCCTGGAGGTTTCTCTCCTGTTTACATTGGTATAGATAAGAACCATATTGGTCCGTTAAGATTTCAATTTAAAGGTGATAATAGTTTATATGGTTGTAAGCTTCCTGTAGAAGGAGCTGTGTTTTCTGATAGAAATACTAAGTCAACTTCTTTGTTAGATTTAATGAAGCCATACCAGATTGGATACAACATTGTAAACAATCAGATAGCTGATATACTAGTTGATGAGTTAGGAACAGTAATTTTACTTGACCAAAATTCATTACCTAGACACTCAATGGGTGAAGACTGGGGTAAGAATAATTTATCAAAAGCATATGTGGCAATGAAGAATTTCCAGATGCTTCCTTTGGATACCTCAATAAGCAATACAGAAAACCCTCTTAACTTCCAACACTTTCAGAAATTAGACCTTTCACAAACGGAAAGGTTAATGTCAAGAATTAAATTAGCAGAACACTTTAAGCAACAAGCTTATGATGTGATTGGTATTAATCCTCAAAGAATGGGTCAACAATTATCTCAAATGACGGCTACTGGTGTTGAGCAAGCTGCATCTGCTTCATATGCTCAAACAGAAGTATTCTTTATTCAGCACTGTGATTACTTAATGCCTCGCGTGCATACAATGAGAACAGACCTTGCACAGTATTACCATTCAACAAAACCATCAGCTAGACTTTCTTACATGACCTCTAATGATGAAAAAGTAAACTTTGAAATAAATGGTACGGACTTGTTGATGAGAGATCTTAATATCTTCTGTAGTACAACAGCAAATCATAGAGCAGTGTTAGAGCAATTGAAACAAATGGCTTTGACAAACAATACCACAGGAGCTACAATTTATGATTTAGGAAAACTTGTACAAGCTGATACAGTATCTGAAGTTAATAATACTCTTAAAGCTGCAGAAGAAAAACAAAATCAGCAAAAACAACAAGAACAACAGCAACAACAAGAAATGCAACAACAACAAATGGAGTCTCAAGAAAGACAAAAGAAAATGGAACTTGATGCAAATGAGTTAAGAGATGAGAAGAATAGACAAAGAGATATTCTTGTTGCTGAAATTAGAGCTGCTGGTATGGGTGCAATGACTGATATTGATAAAAACATGCAGTCTGATTATATAGATGCAATGAAAGATATAAAACAGTCTGAAGAATTCCAAGATCAAATGAATCTTCAAAGAGAAAAAGAAGTAAATAGAATGAATAATGATTCTACAAAAACTCAAATTGAAAGAGAAAAAATACAAGCTCAAAAAGAAATAGCAGAGAAACAACTAGCAATTGCAAGAGAAAATAAAAATAAATATGATAAAAAAGAATAGCCTTAGCTATATAGTGCTCAAAAATTTTTAAGACTCTTTAAATTTTTCAAGTTTATTTATTATATTAAATTATAAACTAAAACCAACAAAATGAATAAAGATGCAACTAATCTTGATGAGATTCAAGATTCTACAACGGTAGAGCAAGTTGATGTTAACATTGATGAACTATTTGGTAATCCCGGAGCTGCAAACATCATGACACCAGAAGACGGTAAAGCAGAGGAAAAACCAAAAACTATGTTCAGTGCTGAAAACATTGACACCTCGTTCCTTGACAACAAACCTGCTACAGCTCAAGAAAAAGCTCAAGCAGTAGAAGACAAAGCAGAAGTTGAAGAAACTATTGCTGAGTTAGATAATCTTATTAGTCAGAATGAAGAAGCTAGTACTAAGAACGGAAGACCAAAAGTAGATAAAGATGGTCTTTATGATCTAGCTCAAAAGATGATTGAAGAAGGTACACTTATTCCTTTTGATGATGAGAAATCATTAGAAGAATATAGTACTAAAGACTTCAGAGAATTGTTTGAAGCAAACTTCCAAGAAAGAGAAAATGCTGTAAAAGCAAAAGTTCCTAAAGAATTTTTTAATGCTCTTCCTGAAGAACTTCAAATTGCTGCTAAGTATGTAGCTGATGGTGGACAAGATTTAAAAGGTCTTTTCAGAACTCTTGCACATGTAGAAGAGATTATTGATTTAGATCCTACTAATGAACATGACCAAGAAGAAATTGCTAGACAATATCTTTGGGCTACTAACTTTGGAAATGCTGAAGAAATTGAATCAGAGATTCAAGATTGGGCTGACATGAATAAGCTTGAACAAAAAGCTAATCAGTTTAAACCTAAGTTGGATAGAATGCAAGAAGAAATTGTTGCAAGACAATTGGCAGAGCAGGAGCATAAAAAAGAACAACAAACAAAACAAGCAAAAGCTTATACAGATAGTGTATACAATACACTTGCAGCAGGAGAAATTGCTGGAGTTAAACTTGATAAGAAAACACAAAGTGTTCTTTATTCAGGATTAGTACAACCAAACTATCCTTCTATATCTGGTAAGAATACAAACTTGTTAGGACACTTGTTAGAAAAGTATCAGTTTGTAGAACCTAACCATGGTTTAATTGCTGAAGCACTTTGGTTACTTCAAGATCCAGAAGGATACAGAAGTAGGATAAAAGAACAAGGTTCTAAAGCTGCTGTAGAAAAAACAGTAAGAAGCTTGAAAACTGAAGAATCTAGAAAATTATCTAGTTCTTCAACAAACACCGGTTTAGGAGAAGATAGACCATCTTCAAATAAACCACAAAAAACAATACAGCGTCAGAATACAAATATATTCAGACGTACATTTTAATTAGTAACTAATAAATAAATATAAATGGCAACTCCAGTTTTAAACAATGGTATATTTCTGCGTGATACTGCATACAATGCAAGTTCACACGTAGATTCTTACCACTTAGTAAACATGTTGAAAGATGCTCAACCAATGGATTTAGGTCCGGTTGACTTATGGGCTATGTCCCAAAAAGTTGAAATGCCTTTGTACCAAATGTCATCTTTCGGTGGAAAGAATGTAATTATGGTAGACAATGCAAGAGGTGAATATAGATGGCAGACTCCTGTATCTATTGATCTTCCTTACATTATTGAAGACATTGAACCGGATAATGAATTCAAAGGTATTGAGGGTTCAACTTTCAGAATTAAATTAAACAGACGTGAGTTTGGACATGGTGATATGTTCACCTATGACAAATACAACGGTGTTGAACTTTATGTAACAGCTGAAGATATCTTACCTGTAGGTGATGGATTTATCTATACCGTACAGTTAGTAAACAATGATAACTTCAAGTTCTTGGATAACAAGTACTTATCTAATGGTACTAAAGTATTCCGTAAAGGTTCCGCTCGTGGTGAATATGGTGAGAGATTCTCTGACATCCAAACTAGAGCTGGTTTCCGTGAATTCTACAATTATGTAGGAGGTGCAGAAGCTCACGTTCATTACTCTATCTCTTCTAGAGCAGATTTGATGATCAAAGGTGGTATGAATGCAGATGGTACAGTTCCTGTAACTGAGATCTGGAGAACATTTGATACAAACTTAAATGATCCTTCAATCAATAGCTTAGATGATATGGTTAAGACATTAGGTAAAGACAAAGTTAAAAAAGCTTTTGACAATGGTGATTTATCTAGAACTTTCTTAACTACTATGGAAGCTGCTCACTTATCTAAGATTGCTCAAGATATTGAGACTTACTTAATGTGGGGACAAGGTGGTAGAATCAAACAAGATGGTCCAGATGATTTAAGATTGTCAGTGGGTCTTTGGAAACAGTTGGATAACTCTTTCAAAAGAATCTACAACAAAAACAATTTTACATTGGATTTATTCCGTGGTGAGATCTACAACTTCTTCAATGGTAAGGTTGAATTCCAAGGTCCAGATCCAAAACGCTCATTGGTTGTACAAACTGGTATGGGTGGTATGAGAATGGTTAATGAGGCTATCAAACGTGAGGCAGTATCTTCAGGTTTATTGATCCAAGCTGCTGATATCGGTGCTATCACTGGTAAAGGTATGGACTTGAACTTTGGATTTGCATACACTTCTTATGTGATTCCTTTCTTGGCAAATGTTAAGTTTGTATTGAACCCAGCATTTGACAATGTTCATACTAATGATATTG